GTTGCATGATGGAAAAACTAATTGAAGTAAAGTATCAGTTCAAAGAACATCAAAATGCTGTTCTTAGTAAGTTTTTTAAAACCGAAGAACAGGTTAATTTGTTTAAAGAACAGCATCCAGATTATATCTACTTGAATTGATATGAAAACCAAAGTTCTTATGGAACGTGAAGGATATCGCTTTGTTGAAGCGGGTATTCTTGAAATCAACGGTAAACCTGATTACCGTATGCAAAAGCAAAATTATTATACTAAACGCTGGAACGACATTTATCTTTTTGATAATGGTATGCAGTGTTCTCTAGCAATGGAAGACATTGACTACGCTCGTTGGATTGACCCTGATGGAGTTCCTTGTTACGTGAGAGATAATGATTAAATAGTCTCGGTATGACTTAAAACTAGCCCTGGTCGGTGATGAAAACCCCCTTTATCTCCAAAGAAGGTATCTTGCGATATCTTGGAAACATTCTTCTTATAGTTGGTTATCAAACTATGCTATGGGGAGATTTTAAAAATGGTTTGATTATCAAATGTATTGGTGGGTTACTCACTGTTCCATTTGCTATAAAACTTAAATTATGGGATGTATTATTCCTGTGTGTATTTTTTGGAATCACTGAGATTTCTAAGTTAATGCAACTTTATCACAGTCCTGGAATGACGTAAAACTTATACTGGTGGAGTCAAATGACCCTTCAAGGTTTCTTGCTTCCTTAAAGAGCAAGTGGTGCGGATGGAGAATACTCCCGCCTGGTTTCCAATTTCCAGTCAAAGAATTGGTGGCGAGCCTGAGCACATAAAGATGGGTTGCATAAACCCATCTTTTTTAGTATAATTATAAAAAAGAAATACATATGAAAATAGGATTTAATTGTAGTTGTTTTGATCTTTTTCATGCCGGGCATGTTACAATGCTTAAGATGGAAAAAGAAATGTGTGATTATTTAAAAGTAGCACTTCAAGTTGATCCTACTGTAGATAGACCTGGTTTAAAAAATAAACCAGTTCAGTCAATTTACGAAAGATATGCACAAATACAGGGATGTAAATATGTTGATGAAATTCTTGTTTATGATACGGAGGCAGATCTTCTCAATCTAATCAAAACTCAAACTTTCCACATTCGATTTTTAAGTGAAGAATATAGGGATGTTGAAGTTACTGGAAAGCAATATTGTATTGATAATGGTATAGAAATTTATTATCACAAGAGGAGACATCAATACTCTACTACTGAACTCAGGAATAGAGTTTATGACCTTGAAACTGTAAAAAGGGAAGAAAAAAATATTAAAGATATTCAGCAATACTCTCCAGAATTATTAGAAAAGTATTCAATAAAGAATAATTGATTATGACCATTTTAGTTACCGGCGGTGCAGGATTTATTGGTAGTAATTTGCTACATCATTTAATTACATCTTTAGATGAGGAAGTTATTTGCATTGATAACTTGACTTATGCATCTAATAAAAATAATATTCCTAAGGAAGTTAAGTTATATGTAACTGATATTGCTGACAAGCATAATTGTGAATTTGTTTTTAAGAAACATAAACCAAGAGCAATTTTTCATTTAGCAGCAGAAAGTCATGTAGATAATTCAATTAAGGATTGTTCAAGTTTTATTACTACAAATATTAATGGAACAGTTAATCTATTAAATTTGGCAGTAAAGTATCAAATAGAAAAATTTGTTCATATTTCTACAGATGAAGTTTATGGATCAGTTGATGAAGGATATTTCACTGAAACTTCAAATTATTCTCCTAGAAATCCATATTCTGCATCAAAAGCCGCAAGTGATCATTTTGTAATGGCATATCACAATACTTATGGTCTTCCAGTTATAGTTACCAATTGTTCTAATAACTATGGACCAAGACAGCACACTGAAAAAATGATTGCTAAGGCAATTACAAATTTGATGTCTGGTAAAAAAGTTCCAGTTTATGGTGATGGAAAACAAATTCGTGATTGGTTATATGTCCAAGATCATTGTGAAGCACTTTTGGAAGTTTTTTATCGTGGAAAAATAGGTCAAAAATACAACATCGGTGGTGAATGTGAAGTCAAGAATATTGATTTAATCCGAATGATTCTTGATCGTTTGAACATGAAAGAAAATATGATAGAATATATTGATGATAGACCAGGACATGATCGACGTTATTCTACAGATATTACTAAGATTCGACATGAATTAAAATGGTCTCCTAGATTTGATATAGATAAGGGACTTGAAAAAACGATTGAATGGTATCAAAAAAATGAACAAAGAATCTAAAGTTTTAGTTGCTGGTGCCAATGGAATGGTTGGATCGGCAATTGTCAGAAATCTTGAAAGTAAAGGTTACACTTGTATTATTAAAGGAACTCGTCAGGATGTAGACTTTACAAATCAAGATGAAGTTCAAAGATACTTTTCTTCTTTAGAACCTGAATATGTTTTTCTTGCCGCTGCAAAGGTTGGAGGAATACTTGGTAATAAAAACTATAAAGCAGAAATGATCTATGATAATTTGATGATTCAATCAAATATCATAGATACTTCATATCAATTTGGTATTAAAAAACTTTTATTTCTTGGTTCTTCTTGCATTTATCCTAAGTTTTGTGAGGTTCCTATTGTTGAATCTTCTCTTCTTTCTGGACATCTTGAACCAACAAATGATGCTTATGCGATTGCAAAAATTGCAGGCATTAAAATGTGCCAATCTTATAGGGAACAATATGGTTTTAATGCAATTAGTTTAATGCCATGCAATCTTTACGGACCTTATGATAATTTTGATTTAGAAACTTCCCATGTTCTTCCTGCATTGATTGCAAAATTTCATGCTGCTGTAAATCATAGTGATCTTTCGGAAGTTAAACTTTGGGGAGATGGATCTGCGATGCGTGAGTTTTTACATGCAGATGATCTAGCAGAGGCATGTTATGTTTGTATGCAAAACTATGATGACTTCGAACATATCAATATTGGGTCGGGAAGTGATATAACAATCAAACAACTTGCTGAAATAATTTCTGATATTGTTGGGTATGATCGTGATATAAATTGGGATACTACAAAACCAAACGGAACTCTTCGTAAAGTTTTAAATATTGATAAAATCAAATCACTTGGTTGGAATCCAAAAATTGAACTTCGTGATGGAATTCAAAAAACTTATGAGTGGTACAAGCAAAATGTTGTTTGATATTGTATAATATATACTAAAAGATTATTAATTCATTTATGACACAATATGTAAAGACAGCACTTGTACTTGGTGCTGGTGGTTTCATTGGAAGTCACATGGTTAAAAGATTAAAAAAAGAAGGATATTGGGTTCGTGGAGTAGATCTTAAAAATCCAGATCATTCTAAAACTGAAGCAGATGAATTTATTCGTGGAGATTTAACAGATCAACTTTTTGTTGAAAAGGTAGTTCAATTCCGAGGATACGGAAATAATTTTTATAAGTTTGTTCCATCAAAATATATTCAACCTTTTGATGAAATTTATCAGTTTGCTGCTGATATGGGTGGTGCTGGATATATTTTCACTGGAGATCATGACGCTGATGTTATGAACAACTCAGCATCAATTAATTTAAACGTTCTTCGTTCGATGAAAGATCTGAATGATAGAACAGGAATTAATAAGACAGTTGTATTCTTTTCTTCATCTGCTTGTGCTTACCCTGAGCATATTCAAATGGATCCTGAAAATCCAGGGTTAAAGGAAGATGATGCTTATCCTGCTGGACCCGATAGTGAATATGGATGGGAAAAACTTTTCAGCGAACGTTTATATTTTGCTTATAACCGTAATTATGGCATTCCTGTTCGTGTTGCTCGCTATCATAACATTTTTGGTCCTGAAGGAACCTGGAGAGGTGGAAAAGAAAAATCTCCAGCAGCGATGTGTCGTAAAGTGGCAGAACTTCCTCCTGAAGGTGGTGAAATTGAAATTTGGGGTGATGGTGAACAAACACGTTCATTCCTCTATATTGATGAATGTATTGAAGCAACATACCGTCTTGTTCAATCCGATTTTATGGGACCAGTAAACATTGGATCTGAAGAAATGGTGACAATTAATCATCTTGCTGATCTTGCCGCTAAAGTTGCTGGAAAAACTATTACGAAAAACCATGTTGATGGTCCTCTTGGAGTTCGTGGTCGTAATTCAAATAACGATTTGATCCGTGAGAAACTACAATGGGATTATTCAATGACACTTGAAGAAGGTATTTCAAGAACTTATAATTGGATTAATATGCAAATAGAAAACGAAAACTACGTACCATTTTATCATTCCGTTTAATATGAAAATTACTGTACTTGGATCCAGTGGGCAAATTGGTGCCTATTTAACTGAATATTTGAGTGAAAAAGGACATTATGTTTATAAGTTTGATCTTGTAAACAATCCTGAAGAGGATATGACCTTAATTCCTAATACACTTCTTGAAAAAAGAATTGCTGATTCTGATTTTGTATTTTTTCTTGCTTTTGATGTTGGTGGATCAAGATATCTTAAAAAATATCAACATACATTCCAATTCATCAATAATAATTGCCGTTTGATGGCAAATGCTTTTACTCTTCTTCAAAAATACAATAAACAATTTGTATTTGCTTCATCTCAGATGAGTAATATGAGTTATTCTCCTTATGGTGTTTTAAAAAATGTAGGAGAACTTTATACTAAATCACTGAATGGTTTGATTGTAAAATTTTGGAATGTATATGGTATTGAAAATGACTATGAAAAAGCACATGTTATCACAGACTTTATTCGTAAAGGATTTGAAACTGGTGTAATTGATATGATGACTGACGGTGAAGAAGAGAGAGATTTTCTTTATGCTGAAGACTGCTGTGAAGCACTTGAGACTGTGATGGAACATTACACCGAATTTACTTCGGAAGATAATCTTCATATCACTAGTTTTAAGTATACTAAGATTAAAGATATTGCTAATATCATTGCTGGTCAATTTAATTTGATTGGAAAATACAATATAAAAGTACAACCTTCTACAGAAAAAGATTCAGTTCAACTTGATAAAAGAAATCAAGCAGATACTTTTATTATGAAGTGGTGGATTCCAAAAACATCAATTGAACAAGGTATTAGTAAAATTTTTAAAGAATTTAAAAAACAACATAGTTAAAGGGATATTTAAATGAGTTGGGAAATTTTAAATGATATACAATCTTATCTTTCATTATGTAATCACGCATCAAAAGATGAGAGAGTTTTTTCTAGATTTAAGCAAGAACCTGCATATAGGCAAATTTTGGAGCATGTTTCTTATGAAACTGGTTTAGAATATATTGAAAAACTAAAGTGTCCAATTGAAAATGTATTATTGAAAATAGATGAATTTAAAGAAAATGATTTTTATGGACAACCTGATCTATTTGAATATGGGGAATTAGGAAAACTTTCACCAACAACAATTAGATATATTAAAAATTCTTATGATATTCTAAATTATTTTAAAGATATTGAAATCAAAAATATTGTAGAAATCGGTGGTGGGTATGGTGGATTGTGTAAAGTTATTAGTTCTGTAATTGATTATGATAATTATGTAATGTTCGATCTTTTAGAAGTAAATAGATTAATTGAAAAATATATTTCAAAATTTCCTAAAATTAGGGATAAAGTTCAAGCATTTACATTAGATCAATTAGAAGAAATAGACAATATAGATCTTTTAATTAGCAATTATGCTTTTTCAGAATTATCTAAAGATCTCCAAATTGAATATTATGAAAAAGTAATATGTAAGACTGATAATTTTTATATAACTTTTAATCCAATTTCAAAAAACAATCTTCAGTTTGATGAATTCTTAGAACTTTTTTCAAGTAAATTTAATATTGATTATTATTGTGAATTTGAAAGTGAGTCTATGGAAACTTGCAATAAAGTTGTTTATGGTAAAAAAATATGTATTTAAATACAATTTCACACTGGTATGGTAGACTAGGAAATAATATACAACAAATTTGTAATGGAATTATATTTTCTAAAGTAAATGGGTGTGGATTTTTTAGTCCTCCTCATGAAATGATAGAACAAATTTATATTGATAATGAGAACAAATCTACACTTAGATCTAGTAGATTTTTTTATTATGATACTGAAAATAAAGATTTTGATATTAATATTAATTATCTTTATAATAACATAAGAAAAGTCGCTTTAGAATATATAACTCCTAAGTTAAAAATTCCTGAAGTTAATTCTATAGATGATGATACTATCGTTATTCATATTAGAAGCGGAGATCTTTTTGAAGTAATTTATGAAGAATCATCATTGAATGTTCCAAATGTAAATTATGTACCAAATCCTTTGAGTTATTATTTGACTTTAGTGGATATGTTTGATAAAGTGATAGTAGTTACCGAACAAGATTCTTACAATCCGATAGTTGAAAAACTCAAAAAAATTGACAAGGTAGTAATTCAATCAAAAAGTTTGGCAGAAGACTTTGCAACATTAACTTCCGCAAAAAATCTTGCATCATCTGGAGTTGGAACTTTTTGTATTGCTGCAGCATTATGTAATAAAAATTTAAAAAATTTTTATTGTACAGATCTATTATTAACAGAACATTTAAACTACAACATGATAATTGATGAAAACGTTAACGTTAATGTAATGGAACTTGATAATTATATCAAAATCGGTGAATGGAAGAATACTAAAAAGCAAAGAGACTTTATTCTTAATTACGAATTATGAAAATTTTTGACACAATCACATTTTTTAATGAACTAGATTTGCTTGAGATCAGATTCAACATCTTAAATGATGTTGTTGATTATTTTGTAATTAATGAGGCAAATATAACCTTTACAGGAAAGGAAAAACCTCTATATTATTATGAAAATAGAAAAAGATTTGAAAAATGGGAACATAAAATAATTCATCATGTAACTGTAGATGATAATGAAACTCTTGAAAAATATTGGGAGGGTGTTCCTTATCATAGAAGTATGATTGAAAATGATATTTACAAAGCTCCTCTTCCTTATCAACGTGCGTGTTTTCATAAAGATAGTGCAATTTATGCTTTGTTGGATGTTGCAAAAGATGAAGATATTATTTTAACTAGTGATGCTGATGAAATAGCAAATCCAAAAGCAATAGAGATTATCGATGAATGGTTTGATCCTGAAAATCATTATGTTTTAAAAGGACCTGTCTATTATTATTATTTAAATCTTTTATGCGAACCTGGATGGATGAGTACAAGGGTGTCTACTATGAAAATGTTAAAATCTATGAGTGTGGATAAACTAAGACAATCGCATCAAGATTCTTGGCATATTGAAAATTCAGCATGGCACTGGAGTTTTTTTGGAGATGCTGATTTAATTCGTGAAAAAATGAATGCATATGAGCACCAAGAAAATAATCTTCTAGTTTATAGGAATTCAGTAGAAGAAAAAATAAAAAATGGTGAAGATATATATGACAGGAAGTGGTTATATAATCCAACCACTGTTCCTATTGATGACAGTTTTCCAGAGTATATAATTAAAAATACTGAGAAATATTCTAAATTTATTAGACCATGGAATTGATAGAAGGAGTGGCACTTTCAAAGTTATGTGATTATTCTTTTGGTGATCAGTCTGGACAATGGAGTAATATTTTTACTTCCTTTATGAAGGAAGCAAATTTACAAAATACCGAATTTATCGATAAGATACATCAAATAAAGAAAAGTCGAAATTATATGACTCTTTTTATTGATAATATTAGACTTTATAATAGAGAAATAAAAAGTATAAAAAAAGAGGACAAAAAATATGTTCAATCTTTAATGGATAGAAATGACTTATTAGAGTTATGTTCTAACTTTAGAGAAATGAATTTTATAATTTTTACAAATCTTGAAGATACTCCAATTGACGAGTCTATTGAAAATCTTATTCCTGATAATATTCTTTGTATCTCTGCAGTAAACTCTATTTTTTGGAATCATAAAGTAATTCCTGCTCCTTATGGAATACAGAGAAAAATGCATCCAAATGATAACAAATGTGATATACTTAAACATGTAATGTGTGAAAATATTTTTCCAAAAAATTTGTTGTATGTAAATCATAATATAGAAACTAATCCAAAAGAAAGAAGTGGAATCAATGAATTATTTGATAATGAAAGTTGGTCTTTGGTTGACAGAGATCGAGTTCAATATCATCAATTCCTAAGAACTATTAAAAACTTTAAATTTGTATTATGTCCAATTGGTAATGCTATAGATTGTCATAGAAATTGGGAAGTTTTATATCTTAGAAGAGTTCCTGTAATGAAAAAACATCCCTACTTACAAGAACTTTATAAAGATTATCCAGTTCTTTTTGTAGATAGATATGAAGATGTTACTGAAGAACTTTTAAAAGAAAATGATTTTTTGTATAAAACTGCAAAAATTATGAATATGGATAATTTGACTTTGTTGAATTTTTATAGTAATATTGTAAATACACATAAAGAATTAATTAAATGATTGTTTCTGAAATTTATGATGGATCTGGTCTTGGTAATCAACTTTGGATGATTGTTGTTCCCAAAATCATTGCAGAAAAAAAAGGATATGAATGGGGGATACAGAAAAAACCAACAACCCCATTTAAAGGATGTGCTTTTATGACTAACTTTGATATGGGAAAACCAGTTATTGGTGGTTATGGTCCTGAAGGTGGTCCTCCTATTGAACTTCCTGAAGGTATTGCTTATTATTATAAGGAACGCATTGATCCGTACCCAATTCATATGGGAGGATGTGATGCTGCTATTTTTGATGAATATCTTTGGAATGATCTTAAAGATAATACAAAAGTTGAGGGATGTTTTCAAAAAATGTCCTACATTAATGATCGAAGAGATGATATTATCAAATGGTTAGAATATGACAACAAAATTTTTGATTATTCTTCAGATGATATTTGTGTTGTTCAATTTCGTGGTGGTGATTATTTGACAGGAGCATCATATCTTCCCCCACAATATTATGAAATGGCAGTAAAGCATATGTTGGATAAAAATCCAAATATGAAGTTTGTAATTGTCACTGATGATGCACCTAATGCAAGTAAGTTTATTCCTTATGGTGAAGTTGTTGGATCTGCTATAATGGAAGAGAAAGATCCCTATCAAGGTAGTATTGGGTGGTATACTTATCCAGGTGGACCTGTTGGTATTGATTACTCAATTTTAAATACTGCTAAAAACGTAATTATTTCTTCTTCTACATTTGCTTTTTGGCCTGTCTGGACAAATAAGGAATGTGATGTAATTGCTCCAAAATATTGGTTTGATTGGAAAGTTTCTGATGGATGGTGGAGACCTGATGATTCAATTGTTGATGATTGGTATTGGTTGGATCGTGAAGGTGACTTGATGACAGGAACAGAATGTAAAAAAGAATATCAAATGTATAAAGAAACAAGAGAATTTTATAAAAAAGTAATGAAAAATGTCTAAATTAACAGTAATAATGCCTTGTGCTGGGGAAGGAACGCGCCTTTCTTTACCATATCCAAAAGAAATACATTCAATAGAAAAAAATAAATCTTTAATTGATTATTCTTTTGATTTATTTTCAAATTATGGAAGAAAAGATGTTGATTTTATTATTACAATAAGTGAAAATAAACTAGAAATTATAAAATACTTAAGTAAATATAAATCTAGATACAATATTTCTTTTACTTTTTTCAATCCATTGGAAAAGGAATATACTGGATCTATTAAGAGTGCAAAGCATTTGTTTGGAGAAAAAAATCTAATACTACTTCCAGACACATATTTGAAATTAAAAGACAAAGGTGACATTCTTGAAATTGTTAATGATAGTTTAAATGAAACTGGATTTGCATTCTTTTATAAAAAAGAAAGTGATCCAAATATGTTGAAAACAAAAGGATCTTTAGTTGTTTCTGATGATAATTTGGTTCTTGATTATGAAGATAAACCGCAAGAAAATTTAAATAAATTTAATTCTTTTTGGTGTTCTTTTGCTTTTAGAAAAAGAGTATTTGATACTTGTATAGAATTTATGGAAAAGTCTACTTTAAATCACAGGTTTTTGGTTGGAGAAATTGAAAATACTCCAATTTACAAATCTAAAGCAATTGAAGTTGATGAGTATGTTGACTTAGGAACATGGGAAAAAATATATGAATTTACAAAAAAAAATAATTGCTGATTGTGATGGAGTTCTTCTTGATTGGGCATATGCATTTGATGTATGGATGTTAGAAAATGGTTACAAAAAAGTTCCAAATACTGACAAATGTTATAGTCAATCAATTAGATATGGTATATCCGATGATGAATCGAATAATTTAATAAAAAAATTTAATCAATCTGGTTGTGTTGGGTTTATTCCAGCGTTTAAAGATTCTGTCGAATATGTCACTAAATTATTTAATTGTGGATACACATTTGAGGTAATTAGTTGTTTAGATAAAGATAAGTTTTCTCAAAAACTAAGAGAGAAAAATTTAAAACATTTATTTGGAGATGTTTTTGATTTCATTGATTGTAGTTTAGATTATACTAAAGGAAAGGAAGATTATTTGTCTTATAGATATCAAGGAAAAAAATATTATTGGATAGAAGATTCTGTAAATCATGCAAAATCTGGTGAAAACTTGGGATTAAAAAGTGTAATTATGGATCATGAATATAATAAAGATTGGCAAGGATTAAGAGTTAAAAATTGGAAAGAATTTTATCAGTTGGTAACAAATGACACCACATATTGAAGCAAGTTTTGGCGATTATTATTCAACAGTATTAATGCCAGGTGATCCATTGAGATCTAAGTACATTGCTGAAAATTTTTTAACGAATGTAAAACAAGTTAATACAGTTAGAAATTGTTTTGGGTACAGTGGATTTTATAAAGGTAAAGAAGTTTCTGTACAATCTAGTGGTATGGGTCAACCAAGTTTAGGTATATATGTACATGAACTTTTTAATTTTTATGACGTAGAAAATATTATTAGAGTTGGTAGTTGTGGAGGAATATCTCCAAATATAAAAGTTGGAGATATTGTTGTTGCTTTGACATCATCTACTGATAGTGCAATGTCAAAAAATATTATTCCTGGATTTACATTTTCTCCATGCTGTGATTATTCGTTATTGAAAAAATTTTTAAAAGTATGCCCAGATTCTTATGTTGGTTCAATGGTTTCTAATGATTATTTCTATCAAAATGATAAAGAATGGTTTAAACCATTCATTAATTTTGGAACTTTAGCAGTTGATATGGAAACAAATTTATTATATACTTTGTCTATGAAGTATGGAAAAAAATCTCTATCTGTTAATACAGTATCTGATCATGTTTTAGGTGGTATGGAAATGACTAGTAAGGAAAGAGAAGTAGGTTTAAATAGTATGATAGAATTTGTACTTGAAAGTATTAGATAAATGTTTATAATTCCTTGTAAATTCAATAAAGAAATTTTTAATACTCTAAATGAAACATTAGATTCAATCTACAAATACAGACCAAATGATAGTATTGTTGTTGTAGATTCTTTTTCCGAAGACGATTCATACTTAATAGAGATTGAAAAAAAACCTAATGTGATTGTTTTTGATCAGAAAAATAAAGATTATCCTCCAGGAGCATTTGCTAAAGTTGTTTTAAAATATCCCAATCAAAAATTTTATTGTCTAATTCATGACAATACTAGTTTAAAATCAAATTTGTCTGAATTTATTGACACTGATTATCAATTTCATTCTTTTTTTAATGGAGGAATTAATGTAGATCTTACAAGAGTTTGGGGTACAAGTTCTATTGGTATTGTAAATTATGATATTGTTTCATATGCAGATGAAATTTTTAAAAATACTAAGTATAATACATTAGAATTTGGAAGTCTTGTTCCATTTCATCATTTTATTATTAAATCTGATTTGGCAAAAACAATAATTAATAGTGGAGTATTATCTAATATACACGTTGAACATAAAACTCAAGATAACGCTTGGGAAAGAATATTTGGAATGATATTTGCACAAGAAGGATATTTTGCTGGAATTGATTATATTGACCATCAAGATCATCCTGTAAAACCAAATAATTATTTTGATAAAAAATTTTTTGGTCGATCTTAAATGAATTGTAGATTAAATTAACTGAGATAAAATATATGATCAGTATTTTTGGTGGAACTGGTTTTGTTGGTGGTAATTATTGTAAAATGTTTCCCAATAAAACCATAAAAATTGAAAGGGAAAATAGACAATCACAAACTCAAGACATTCTTTATTTTATTTCTACCGTTGATAACTATAATGTTCATACAAATATTACATTAGATGTTGAGACAAACCTTAAAGTTCTTTGTGAGGTATTAGATCATTGTAGAGATGGTAAAATTACATTTAATTTTATCAGTTCTTGGTTTGTTTATGGTGAAACAGAACTTCCAGCAAAAGAAGAAAATCACTGTTGCCCAACAGGATTTTATTCTATAACAAAAAAAGCAGCAGAAGATTTATTGATTTCTTTTTGTAGAACTTATGGAATGAATTATAGAATTCTAAGACTTTGTAACGTAATGGGAAATGGTGATGTCAAAGTCTCATCAAAGAAAAATGCTCTAAGTTACATGATAGATCTTCTCAAAAAGAATGAAGATGTCTACATTTATGATAATGGCACACCAATTCGTGATATTATGCATGTTGACGATGTTTGTCGTGCAATTGACTTGGTGTGTAGTAAGGGAAATCTTAATGAAATATATAATATTGGAAGTGGACAACCAACCCCTATCTCTGGTATAATAGAAAAAGCAAAAGAGTATTTGGGTTCTACTTCAAATATTAAAAGCAAAGAAGCACCTGAGTTTCATAAAATTGTCCAGGCAAAAGATTTTTGGATGGACACGACTAAGTTGAACAAACTTGGATTTACTCAGGAAATTAATAATGAACAAATTATTCTGGAATTATGTCAATAGAGCAAGAAGTTTCGTCATTGATTTCTCGTCTCCAGGATGGAGGCGAGAAACTTTTTCCATATCTATGCAATTCAAATTATGTAAAGGGACAAAGTAATATTTTTTATTCGGGTCCTTATTGGGATGAAAAAGAAGTCGTTGCCGCAATTACTACTTTGTTAACAGGTAAATGGCTACCTTCTGGTGGAGAAGTTAACAAGTTTGAAAAAGCATTTTCTAAAAAGTTTGGATTTGAATATTCAGTAATGGTGAACTCTGGTAGTTCTGCCAATCTTGTGATGATTGCTGCACTAAAAAAGTATTTTGGTTGGCAGGATGGTGATGAGATTATTGTATGTGTCTGTGGATTCCCTACAACAATTAATCCAATTATTCAAAATAATCTGAAACCAGTATTTGTTGATATTAGTTATGATGATTTGAATTGGGATTTAGATCAAATAAAGGAAAAGATTACGACAAGAACTCGGGCAGTATTCTCTTCTCCTGTTCTTGGTAATCCTTATGATTATGATAAACTTCTTGATATTTGTCATCGTTATAATATTGAACTGATTGCAGATAACTGCGATAGTCTTGGTAGTAAATGGAAAGGAGAATATCTCACTAAAAACGCTGTTGCTGCTTCTTGCTCTTTTTATCCAGCTCATCATATTTCTACAATTGAAGGTGGAATGGTTTCTTCCAACATTAAAGAAATTGTAGACATTGCACGGTCTTTTGCTTGGTGGGGTCGTGATTGTTATTGTGTTGGTCCACAAAATCTTCTTGAATGTGGTGTATGTGGAAAAAGATTTGATACATGGTTGGAAGGATATGATCAAATTGTTGATCACAAATATGTCTTTGGTCAAATTGGATATAATTTAAAACCAGCAGATCTTCAAGGATCTATTGGTCTTGTTCAGTTAGAAAAATATGAAGAAGTTCATAGACTTCGTAGAGAAAACAAAGCACGTATTCAATTAATTTTTGAAAAAATTCCAGGTGTTAGAGTAATTGGAGAAAAACAAGAAGCAGAAACAAGTTGGTTTGGTGTTCCAATTGTTTATGAAGAAAACAAAGCAAAATTAGTTAAGTATCTTGAAAATCATAAAGTTCAGACTAGAAACTATTTTGCTGGCAATGTTTTAATGCATCCTGCCTATAGGCATCTTGAAGATCCCAGAAACTATCCAAATGCTTGCAAAGTTCTTGATAATGTATTTTTTGTTGGATGTTCTCCAGTAATTACTAATGAAATGATTGATTACATGGATGAAATTGTTAATTCTTTTATTGGAGAAAATTATGCTTGATTTTAAAAATGTTACTCTAATTGCTGTTGATAATACACATAGAATAAAAAATACAATAAAGGCAATTTATACTTGCATTGAACAAGCAAATTTTGGTGCAGTTAAATTAATTACATCTAAGGAAATTATTCAACAATATGAAGAAGAATTGTTGAAAGATAATATTCATATGGAAGAAATGGTATATCCAATTACCAACATTGTCATATACAGTCATTATTTTTTATACGACTTATATCGTCATGTTGATACTGAATTTTGTTTAACTATACAAGATCATGGTTTTATAGTTAATCCTGATGCATGGACTGATGAGTTTTTCGAATATGATTATATTGGAGCTCCTTGGCCAGTTAGAGATGATTGTTTTATCTCTCCATTTGGAGAACATATGCGAGTTGGTAATGGTGGATTTTCTTTAAGAACTAAAAAACTTTTGGAAGTTCCATTGCATATAGAAATACCTTTTGATGTTAATAAAGGAGATTTTTATAAACATTTTAATCATAATTGTTTTAATGAGGATGGTAATATTTGCATTCATAATAGACATCTATATGAATCTCAAGGTTGCAAATTTCCCTCTGTAGAACTTGCCGCTAGGTTTTCGTATGAATCTCCTGTACCAGAAAATCAAGGAATTATTCCATTTGGATTTCATTCAAGTTTACCCCCAGGAATTATAATAGAGGAATAAAATTATGATCGGATACAATAGACTAGGTTCAAATGGTCGTCTTGGAAATCAAATGTTTCAGTATGCTGCTTTACGTGGTATTGCTGAACATCATGGGTATAATTGGGTAGTTCCAAAACCTGATGGTCCGCATCAAAGTAATTATGGGTTATTTGACTGCTTTGAAATGTCAGGAGTTAGCGAGGATAATCTAGGGATAATTCCTTCAAATTTTCCAACATTTAAAGTAAGTACTGATTCTTTTGATCAAGAATTTTTTAATAATTGTCCAGATAATTGTAACATTGAAGATTATTTTCAAACTGAAAAATATTTTAAACATATTGAAGATGAGATTCGCAAAGATTTCCAATTTAAGTCAGAATATTTGGAACCATCGACTGAATTTATTAACTTAGTAGGTGATGCAATTTTTCTCCATATTCGTAGGGGTGATTATGTAAATCTTCAACATTATCATCCACTTTGTGGATTTGACTATTACGAAAAAGCATTAGAGTATTTTGATAAAGATATTCCTATTCTTGTTTTTTCTGATGATATTGAATGGTGTGCAGAGCAAAGTTTTTTCAATTCTGATAGGTTTTTGTTCTCAGAGAATACTGAAAAATATTCTCATGTCCATGTGGATGCTGATGGTCAAATACGTCACTCTCTTATTCCATACACTGATCTTTGTTTGATGTCTTTGTGTTCTGGTGGCATCATGGCAAATTCTTCATTTTCTTGGTGGGGTGCTTGGTTATCAAATTCTGATAAAATTATTGCACCAAAAAATTGGTATGGATCACAAGCAAATATAGATGATAGTGACTTAATTCCGGAAAGATGGACAAGAATTTGATCCCTAAAATTTCAGTTGCAATTCCAACATATATCAATACAAAAGAGGAACTTTTATTTTTAAAGGAAAGTTTTGAAAGAATTCATAATCAAACGTTTAAAGATTATGAGGTTGTAATTTCTGATAACTCAAATAATGAATTTGTAGAGAAACTGTGTTTAGAATATCAAGATAGATTTTCCATAATTTATAAAAAGGAATTGGAAAGCGTTGGTATGTCTGCCAATTCTAATGCTGTAATAAATTTATGTAATGGGGAATATATTAAAATTTTGCATTGTGATGATTTTCTTTTTTCAGATAAAGCATTGGAGATTATAGTTAATTCTCTTGATAATAGTGACAAATATTGGTTAGTAAATCAATTTAATCATACTTATGATTCAATAAATTTTTTTGATCCAAGATCTCCAAATTATCCAAATCATCTTTTAATTGGAAATAATTTACTTGGTTCTCCAACAAATGTGACAATTAGAAATTTTAATATTGAATACTTTGATACGAATGTAAATTTAAGCATGGATATTGAATGGTATCATAGACTTCGCATGAAGTATGGTATGCCATTAATTGTTAATGATGTACTGACAACTAGCAGACAACATAAATCTAACACAACATCTAAACTAAATTTTGATATTGTGGTTGAAGGTGATGGATGCTCTTGGCAATTTATACAAAGTGAATTAGAATATTTGCAAGAAAAACATAAAGATTTTTTTGAAAACTGGGAATATCCAAATGGTTGATCTTTCTAACGCTACTTTTATCATTCCTATTAGAATTGAATCTTCGGATCGTTTGAGAAACGTAATCACAACAACAGCATTTCTCTTAGAAAAATTTAATACAAATATTATTATTAAAGAAGTTGACAGCGAATCAATCTTTCAAAGAGATGCTCTTCCAATTCTTAATGAGATTCTTGATATAGAGATAACTGTAAATCATATTTTTGAAAAAAGTGATGAACCTTTATTTCATAGACAGAAAGTTTTAAATGAAATGATTGCTGAAGCAAATACAAAAATCGTCATTAACTATGACTGTGATGTTCTGCTTCCATTAAACTCTTATTTAAATGCATATCAATTGATTTTTGATAACGTGTATGATGTTGTTTATCCATATGGAAATGGAATGTATCAATATCAAGTACAGGCAACTGATGATGTAGTTTCTTATTTTTTACAAACATCAGATTTTGACTATCTTAAAGATCATTCAAAAATTCACACTTCTGATTTTGGATGGGTTCAATTTTTTGATCGCCAAGTTTATATTGATGGTGGGATGGAGAATGAAAATTTTAAAGCATATGCTCCAGAAGATAAGGAAAGATTTTACAGATTTAGTGCTTTAGGTTATAATGTTGGAAGAATTGATGACTATGTTTATCATTTAGAACATTCTCGTGGAGAGAATTCTTGGTTTAGCAATCCTTACATGAAAGAAAATCTTGATCTGTGGGAATTAATTCAAAAACTTAACAAACAACAATTAATTGATTATTATTCATCTCAACCTTATTTAAAAAAATATGCTGGCATTTAATCAAATCGGTAACTTAGGAAGACTAGGAAACCAAATGTTTGAATATGCAGCTCTTCGTGGAATTGCTGCTAAACATAATTATGAATGGTGTATCCCTCCTTTTTATAGAAAAGGAATTGAAAATTATAGTCTTGGGGAATGTTTTAAATTAGAATCTGTTAAAGAAGAAAATCTTCAACATATTGAAGATTTTCAATATGTTGGGGAAAGATTTTTTCATTTTGATGAAGAACTTGTTGAAAATTGTCCTGATAATGTAAGTCTTCATGGATTTTTTCAATCTGAAAAGTACTTTCAAAATGTTTCTGATATTATTAGAAAAGACTTTACTTTTTTAGATCAATATCTTGAACCATGTATGGAAATGATGGAACAATATGATGGACAAGAACCTATTATGCTTCATGTTCGTCGTGGTGATGCAAACCTTACAGATCCGCGAGGATTTAAATGGTCTTATACACAATGCTCTGATCAACATCCTACACAATCAATTGATTATTATAAAAATGCATTAACGTATTTTGATGATCAACAACCTGTAATTATTTTTTCTGATTCTCCTGAATGGTGTAAGGAACAAAAATTTTTTGATGATGATAGATTTTTGCTTTCAGAACCTCAGGATAAATATGGAGATGGATCTTATCTCCCCTATGTTGATTTGTGTTTAATGTCTCTGTGTTCTCATGCAATTATTGCTAATTCTAGTTTATCCTGGTGGGGTGCTTGGTTAATCAAAAATAAAAATAAAAAAATTATTGCTCCAAAAATGTGGTTTGGACCTGCTTACGCAGATAAAAATACTAAAGATTTATATTGTAAAGACTGGGTAGTTATTTGATATGGATAAAAACAAATCTCTTTATAAATTAAAAAATCTACCTCCAATTTATTATCTAAATCTGGATGATCAACCAGAACGTAAAGACTATATGGAGGAACAATTTAAATACTGGAGTATTGAAAATTATACAAGAATTTCTGCCTATGATGGTCGCAATGATGATTTGAGTGACATCATTAAAGGAAAATATCCTGATAATATGACTACTAGTGAAATAGGATGTACGACTTCACATCTTAAAGCAATTAAACATTGGTATGAAACTTCTGATTCTCCATATGCAATTATAATGGAAGATGATGTTAACTTTCAAACTGTAAAATTTTGGAATTTTACTTGGCAAGATTTTGTATCTAAAATTCCTTACGATTGGGATGTCGTTCAACTTGCCATTATTTCTACAGGAAATATTCACGTTAGAATTCATAAAAGATTTGTGAATGATTTTTCAACAGCAGCATATATGATTACTCGTCATCATGCTGAAAAACTTTTAAAGTTTCATGTTCGTGGAGATAAGTATAAATTAGATCAAGGTGTAAGACCAAGAGCAGTTGCTGATGATTTAATTTACAATTCTGGAAATACTTACGCAATTCCTATTTTCCTTTATAAAATTGAATTAGGTTCTTCTATTCATCCAGAACATATTGATATTTTTCATAAGGCAAATTATGAAGGTCTACTTAAGTTTTGGGAAAATCAAGGATATGATTTAAGTATTGATTTCTTAATGGATTATGATCCATATCTTGGTAGAATTTCTGAACCAACTCAACAACAAAATCAGTAAATCCTGACAAAGTTAAGTATAAATTACTACAAAGGGGCTTGACGCCCCTTTCTTTTTGCTATATAATTCTGTTGTAAATCGTTACAAAACGAATGACTGTAACAAAAAATGAGTTCGGGCAAATGAATATGTTTGCTAAAGAACCAACGATGTATTATGAAAACTACGGGATGTATTCCCCAAACGAAATCAAGGAAAGGACCAATTCCAGATGGGCTATGATTGGTATTGTATGTGGATTTATTTCATATGCAATAACTGGTAACTTCTTCTTCGGTGTCTTTTAATGGCGTATCTTTCTATTGGGTGTATATTATTGTTTATTGCAATTTCTTTAGTTCGTTAAATTTATACCTACCATTATAAATAAAATAAATTAATGGTAGGTATAAATGAGAACTAAAACATTCAATATTGGTGATAAAATATGGATGCTAACAGTAGTTGGACATTCTTTAATAGAACAACCTAATGGAAGAAAAAGAAGTTATTATGAATGTAAATGTGACTGTGGAAATTCTAAAGTAGTTGTTGTTGAATCTTGCAAATTAAAAAGTGGAAGATTTAAATCTTGTGGATGCAAAAGAGCATCTGCTGGTGGAATATCCAATACTAAAGAATATAGAATGTGGAAATCGGCACAAGAACGTGCCCTTAAAAAAGGATTAGAATTTTTCTATACAAGTTGAGGATATAAAAATTCCAAAAATTTGTCCCCTGTTAAATAGAGAACTTGCTATTGGAGACAGGGAATATACTCCTTCTCTAGACCGAATTGATAGCAAAATGGGATATACTCCAGATAATATATGGGTAATATCTCATAGAGCAAATCAAATTAAAAATGATGCAACACTTGAAGAGTTGGAAAAAATCACTTACAATTTTAAAAAACTATTATTGGAGAAAAAAGATGAAAAATTTTGGATGGACTGAAACTGCCGAAAAACTAAATGGAAGACTTGCGATGTTAGGGTTTGTAATCGCAGTCGGCACATATCTCACTACTCATCAGATTATTCCTGGTGTATGGTGAATTATAATAATGATATGCTAGGGCAATTTTCGATTGCCCTTCAGCAACTGATTGATTCGGGTGCCTGGTCTAATGATGATGAACTCGAAGTCAAAATTGCGGGCACCCTACCAAAAGATAAATTTATTGTAATTCAAAATAAAACTAAGAGAAATTCATAATTATGTTTCCAAAATTTATTCGTCGCAACACAAAGTCTATTGAGGTTCCTATGCGTAAAGAAGGTTATCAAATTCCCCAAGTAGAATTTGTATTTCGTGAGAATGGTGAATTTGTAAATCGTACAAGTGATGAACTTTTCAAAAATAAGAAAGTGGTGGTCTTCTCACTTCCTGGAGCGTTTACTCCTACTTGCTCTTCTTATCAACTTCCTGGATTTGAAGAAAAATACGAAGATTTCCAAGCACTAGGTATTGATGAAATTTATTGTATTTCTGTGAATGATGGTTTTGTAATGAATGCTTGGGCACAAGACCAAAACATCAAAAATGTAAAACTCATTCCAGATGGCAATGCTTACTTCACTCGCTCTATGGGTCAACTCGTTACCAAGACCAATCTTGGCTTTGGTGAACGTTCTTGGCGATATGCTGCTGTGGTAGATGATGGGATTATTGAAAAACTTTTTGATGAAGCAGGAAAGCAAGATAATGCTGCTTCTGATCCTTATGAAGCAACGACACCAGAAGCAGTTCTAGAGTATGTAAAATCAACTGTAAGGGAAACTGCACAAGTTTAATTTAATTTCACAAGATTCTAAACTCTGCCTCTAAATAAGAGGCAGAGTTTTTTTATATTATGCCAAGAGGACAATTCACTAAAGAAGAGATGAGAGCATATGTTTTGAGATTAAAAGGTGAACTGTGCAATGAAAATCCAAATTTATATTCTGATTCAAAACATCTTGCAAATTCATATTTGAATAAAGTTCTAGATAAATTAGAGGAGTTTAGGTTCTAAAATGCAAAAACTTATTTTACATTATACGTGGTAACTCATAATTTTCATATGAGAAGGTCTATGATTATTGCCGAGGCAGTTTATTGGAGAAGAGGTATTACTCCAGTTGCTTGTCCTGCAGGTGGTCCTGATCCTTATGGTAATTTTCAAGAACCAACGAATTATGTTATCGAAGATGCAATTCGTGCCTGGATTTGGAGATTAACTGGTATTCTGTTTTATTGGAAGAATGTCAGAAAAGCACGTTGCGGTGACTACCAGGAGAAGTGGAATGAAATTGGTCTCTGAGGGGGCTTGACGCCCAAAGCGTTTCGTATTATACTAAATAAGTCGGTGGGGGAAGTTTACAAAACTTTACATCCCCATCTACGTACATAGACAACTTAAATGGAGTTTTAACTACTATGACTGCTTCAATCGCTCGTAAGCAGCAAGGTAGTGCTTGGGAAGAGTTTTGCCAGTGGGTTACTTCCACTGACAATCGACTTTATGTTGGTTGGTTCGGAACTCTCATGATCCCAACCCTACTTGCTGCTACTATTTGCTTCATCGTTGCCTTCATTGCTGCACCTCCTGTAGACATTGACGGCATTCGTGAACCTGTTGCTGGTTCACTTCTCTACGGTAACAACATCATCTCTGGTGCTGTTGTTCCTTCTAGCAACGCAATCGGTCTGCACTTCTATCCTATTTGGGAAGCAGCAAGTCTAGACGAATGGCTCTACAACGGTGGTCCTTACCAACTCGTTGTTTTCCACTTCCTCATCGGTATCTATGCATACCTAGGTCGTGAGTGGGAACTTTCCTATCGTCTTGGAATGCGTCCTTGGATCTGCGTAGCATACTCAGCACCTGTTGCTGCTGCTTCTGCGGTATTCCTGGTATATCCTTTCGGTCAGGGTTCATTCTCTGATGGTATGCCTCTCGGAATCTCTGGAACCTTCAACTTCATGCTTGTGTTCCAGGCAGAGCACAACATCCTCATGCATCCTTTTCATATGATGGGTGTGGCTGGCGTATTTGGTGGTTCACTCTTCAGTGCTATGCATGGTTCACTAGTAACCTCAAGTCTTGTACGAGAAACTACTGAAAATGAAAGTCAAAACTATGGTTATAAGTTTGGACAAGAAGAAGAAACCTACAATATTGTAGCCGCTCATGGTTACTTTGGTCGCCTTATTTTCCAGTATGCCTCATTTAACAACTCTCGCTCACTCCACTTCTTCTTAGCGGCGTGGCCAGTAGTTGGTATCTGGTTTACTGCTCTCGGTGTTTCTACTATGGCCTTCAATTTGAATGGCTTTAACTTTAACCAGTCCATTATGGATAGTCAGGGTAAAGTTCTTAACACTTGGGCTGATGTTCTAAACCGTGCTGGCCTAGGAATGGAGGTAATGCACGAGCGCAACGCTAGATTTGTTGGTGTTGTTGCCTAGTAATAGGCATTAGTAAAATCGGGTTAAACGGGGAAACTCTCTATGAGACAATCCCGTACCAAGCCAGAAAGGGTTTAAGTTTTCTGGAAGGTCTAACGACTAGGTGGTGAGTCCCAACAATAATCCACCCACGAATGCCCGACTCCTTAATAACCTTAAGGATGAAGAGATAGTCTGAACTTACTGGCGACAGTAAGAAGTAAAGAATAAAAAGTCTTTACGATAACACAATTGCACAATTTCCCTCTTGACCTTGCCGCAGCAGAAGCAACTCCAGTTGCTCTTACTGCTCCTGCAATTGGTTGATATAAAACCAAATATATGGTATAATCAAAGGACCCCAAAAGGGTCCTTTTTTTATAAATAATTTGGAAAGTTATGAGCAACCTTTATGGACTTGCATCAACTAGTAATAACTGAATGTGAAAGGAGGGGATTAGAGTTAATCTATCTTCCCGAAAAACTTGTTCGTCGTTCAACTGATGTGATTGTTAGTTGTCCTTGCACTGGAAAAAGAACTATGAGCATAAGAAACTTTATTGCCGTTGCAGAAAAGGGTGATGAAGCATTCTGCTGCAAAAGAAAATCAAAACTTGGGAAAAATAATCCTGCATTTGGAAAACCAACTTGGAATGCTGGAACTGTTGGTGTATCAAAAAGTTATGGATTTTTTGGTTTCAAGGAAGAATGGTCTGATAGAGAAGATTACTTGTATTTTATTGAAACGATTTATGGAACTTATAAGATTGGTAGGTCATTTCACGGAATAAAATATAGATTTACTGAAACTATAAAAGAACTTGGTGAATGGAAAGCATCTCACAAGGAAGTATTTGATTGTGAGAGGTATATTTTAGACACTTACAAACAATATCAAAAGAAAATTGATGGTATAATTGGTGGGTCGGAGCATTTTACAAAAGAATTACCCATTCAAGAAATTGTGGAATATGCAAATCAAAAATTGAGCACTAACACCTATTGACCTCTTTGTTAACATATGTTAACATAAATATGAGAAATTACTAGGGAGGATATGACTTCTTCAACACTTTCACAACCTATTCAACAAAGAGGATGGTTTGATGTACTCGACGACTGGGTTAAGCGAGATCGTTTCGTTTTTGTTGGTTGGTCTGGACTTCTTCTTTTTCCCACTGCTTATCTTGCTCTTGGTGGGTGGTTGACTGGAACGACATTTGCGACGAGTTGGTATACGCACGGTATTGCTTCCAGTTATTTGGAAGGATGTAACTTTTTGACCGCTGCGGTAAGCACACCCGCTGATGCTCTCGGACATTCCCTTCTACTTCTCTGGGGTCCAGAAGCTCAGGGAGATTTCGTCCGCTGGTGCCAACTTGGGGGACTATGGCCTTTCGTGGCACTACACGGAGCTTTCGCTCTGATCGGTTTCATGCTTCGCCAGTTTGAGATTGCTCGTCTGGTAGGTATCCGTCCTTATAACGCAATTGCATTCTCTGGTCCAATTGCGGTATTTGTTTCTGTATTCCTAATGTATCCACTGGGTCAATCCAGTTGGTTCTTCGCTCCCTCCTTCGGTGTGGCAGCGATCTTCAGGTTTCTTCTGTTCCTTCAGGGTTTCCACAACTGGACCCTCAACCCTTTCCATATGATGGGAGTTGCTGGTATACTAGGAGGTGCTCTACTCTGTGCAATTCATGGTGCAACAGTTGAAAACACCCTCTTCGAAGATGGAAAGCAAGCAAACACCTTCAAAGCTTTTGAACCAACTCAGGAGGAAGAAACTTATTCTATGGTTACTGCCAATAGATTTTGGTCTCAGATTTTTGGAATTGCTTTTAGCAATAAGCGTTGGCTCCATTTCTTTATGCTATTCGTTCCTGTCATGGGTCTTTGGACTAGTAGTATTGGTATTATCGGTCTTGCTCTCAACCTACGAGCATATGATTTCGTATCGCAGGAAATTCGAGCAGCAGAAGATCCAGAATTTGAAACCTTTTACACCAAGAATATTCTTCTAAATGAAGGTCTTCGTGCTTGGATGGCACCAGTAGATCAACCTCATCTCAATCTGGTGCTACCCGAAGAGGTATTACCGCGTGGTAATGCTCTTTGATTTTACAAGACCCTTCGGGGTCTTTTTTATTGTCTTATGATCCTAAGTAGAAAATCTTAAATCTTATTCTTAATTTTTATGTCTCACAATCGTAAATATGAACCAATGGAACCTTGGGTGGTTTGGGCAGGTGTAGGAATTATGATGTTCACAGTTATCATATTTGTCATATTCACTCTTTCTATAATGTACTTTTAAGCATATGTTTTTAATCCTTACAGTCTGTATTCTTTTTGGTATCTTTATGTTTGTAATGTCTATGATAGAATAATATGTCTCCAATTCATAACAAAATATAACACTTTAAAAAGAACTCATTATAATTAGTGATGAGTTCTTATTTTTATATGAAGATCTTTTTAGATACTGCAGATGTTTCAATGATTAGACCAGCGTATGAGACTGGACTATTAGATGGAGTTACTACAAATCCTACTTTAATTCTTAAAAGTAATAGACAACTCCAAGAAGTTATTGAAGAAATATCAAAATCTTTTTCAAAACTAGAGAGCATTTCTGCTGAAGTTGTTGCTGATACTGCCGAAGAAATGCTTTCACAAGCACAACAATTTTATACAATTGCACCAGCAGTTACAATTAAAGTTCCTTGCACTGTGGAAGGACTTAAAGTATGTAAGTTTCTGACTGATAAAGGAATTCAAGTTAATGTAACTCTGGTATTTTCGGTTGCTCAGGCAATCCTGGCATCAAAGGCAGGAGCAACGTATATTTCACCATTCGTTGGTCGTTGGATGGATAATTCAGTTGATGGTATAGAACTCATTAAAAATATTCGTAAGGCATTTGATTACTCAGGAACATCCACACAAATTCTTGCAGCATCTCTTCGTGATGTAAGACAGGTGGAACAATCTGCTCTTTGTGGTGCAGATGTGGTTACAATTCCACCTATTGTATTCTGGGCAATGTATAAGAATATTATGACTGATAAAGGATTAGAACTTTTTCAGAAAGATTGGGAATCCGTTTTAGATAATAAGTAATGAAACAACAAAACCAATGTTGGCATTTTGTAATGTCATCATTCTCCAGATTGTATGGAGTTAAACGGGTTATGAGTGAAGAAAAGTTTCATGAAATTGCACTACAATGGTGTGATGACCATAATTATATTTGTGATATCCACTTAGATAGTTTGAACAAAGTGGATATGCATTTTAAAAAAATTTACGAGGATTGGGAAAAATGAAAGTTGGTTTGATTGGACTTGGAAGAATGGGAGAAGGCATGTCTCGTCGTATGATGAAGGCAGGAATAGAAGTCTATGGATATAGAAGAAATTATGAGAAGGCAAATGAAGCATATGAGAAAGGATATGTGAATGGAGTTACAACTACTATTGAAAATCTTGTTAAAGTAGTTAAACAAAAAAAGAATGGTGGTATTCAACCAGGAATTTTCCAGATGGTTGTACCTGCAGAAACAGTAGAGGAGACGATTAATGAGTTACTACGATATTGTGGTGAAGGAGATATTATTATTGATCATGGCAATAGCAATTTTAAAGACAGTCGGAAGAGAGCAGAACGTCTGGCAAAAATGGGTATCCAATATATTGATTGTGGCACTAGCGGTGGTGTTTATGGTTTGGATCGTGGATACTGTCTTATGGTTGGAGGTGGAGATACTGCAGTCGCCACTTGTTCGCGCATTTTTAATGCCCTCTCCCCAGGAATCGACGCTGCTCCCAGGACTCAATTTGACTCAGACATAACTTCTGCTGAGTTTGGATGGTTGCATTGTGGCGGTCCAGGTGCAGGACATTTTGTGAAGATGGTTCATAATGGAATCGAGTATGGTATAATGCAGGCATATGCAGAAGGATTCAATATTCTCAAGAATGCTAATGCAGGTGCTCAGTATGTCAGAGAAGGAGATGCAGAGGTCGCTCCAATGTCCGATCCAGAATCCTATTGTTATGACATTGACGTTGCTGAGGTTGCTGAGTTATGGCGTCGTGGTAGCGTGGTTGGGTCTTGGTTACTTGATCTTACTGCTGATGTGCTACGCAGGGATGGTAGACTTAAACAGTTTTCTGGAGGCGTATCCGACAGCGGTGAGGGTCGTTGGACTGTTTCTGCCGCTGTGGATCTGGGTGTACCCGCTCCTGTTATCACCACTGCGTTATTTGAAAGATTTAACTCACGTAATCTTGGATCTTTTGGGACAAAGATCTTAAATGGAATGCGATATATGTTTGGAGGTCATCACGTTAGATAAAATAAATATCCATGATTCCATGATATCATGGATATTTTAAGTTAAAATTAAGTATGAAAAAAGTTGCAGTATTTGGATCGGCAAGAACAAAACCAGAATCTGGTTTGTATAAAGCAGTAGAAAAACTAGGTAAAAACATTGCAGAACAAGGCTGGATTGTGGTTACAGGTGGTGGTCCCGGAACTATGGAGGCAGCAAACAAAGGTGCAATGAGTGCTTGTAATGGAGAATCTCTTTGCTCAGTTGCACAAGCAATCTATCTTCCCTTTGAAGCAGGAGTGAATAAGTATGTTCAAGAATACGAACAGCACGAAACGTTCTACTCAAGATTAAAAACTTTTGCAGATTGTGATGCATTCATTGTCACTCCTGGAGGTATTGGTACACTTCTTGAAATGGCACTCATCTATCAGTTGGTTCAAGTTGACCATATGGATAAGAAACCAATCATCTGTGTTGGTAGAATGTGGAGAACTTTTAAGAACTG